AAAAAAGAAGGGCTTCGCCGCTGGTTCTCTCGCAACGACGGTAAGGGATGGATCGACTGCAAGACTGGAAAGCCGTGTGGTCGCAAGTCTGCCAAGGGCGGAAGTAAGCGTCCTTACCCTGCGTGCCGTCCTACTAAAGCACAATGCAATTCGGCGGCTCGAAAGAAAAAGGGACCGGGCAGAATTAGCTGGAAAGGAAATAAGAGGAAATGAGTTTCAAAGACTTTTTAGGAACGATGAGTCCTATTTATGGATTGTCATCCGGGCATGGGTTGTTCGGTGTTGGCGGTCGCCCGAATACACCCGACATGCCCATGAACAACAAGGAACAGGGTAAAAATCAGCGGACGCGGGCTTTGATTGACGAGGAAAAGAGAAAGGCTCAGAAAGTAAAGAAGATGAGGGGCGGTGGGATGGTTAAGTCCGGACGTTGTCCCCGTGATGGAGTGGCGAAACGAGGGCGAACTAAAGGCTAATGGCAACGAGTGGTATAGCCACATTTAATCTCGACCTTGCGGAAATAATCGAGGAAGCCTACGAGCGAGCCGGGTTGGAGTTACGATCTGGCTATGACTACGCGACAGCCCGTCGCTCTATAAATCTGATCTGTGCAGAGTGGGCCAACAAAGGTCTCAACTTGTGGACCGTCGAGGAGGGTAGTGTCGCCCTTGTAGACGGTACACAGACTTACACGCTTCCAGCAGACACTGTCGATCTGATTGAGCATGTTGTTCGCGAAAGCGCAGGGAATGTTAATTCACAAACTGATTTGGTTGTGACCCGCATTTCTGTCAGTCAGTTTTCTGCGATTCCAAACAAGCTGACGAAGGGACGCCCGACACAGATTTATGTTGACCGGCAGATCGTGCCAAAGATTTCGCTGTGGCCGGTCCCAGACTCAACAACGCGCTCTCTCATTTATTACCGTTTGCGTCAGATACAGGACGCCGGATCTCCCGCGTCAAACGACATGGATATTCCGATCCGCTTCATGCCCGCGCTTTGCTCTGCATTGGCCTATCACCTTTCAATGAAGAACCCAGAGACTTCGCAGCGAACCCAGATATTAAAAAGTTTGGCGGATGAAGCCTTTGATCTAGCGGCGGCAGAGGATCGAGATCGCTCTTCTATAACCCTCACACCGGGAGCGCCGTTCTGATGTTTGCTTCCGGTAGACATGCTTTTGGTTTTTGCGACCGATGTGGTTTCCGCTATGACCTCAACGATTTGATCGATCAAGTGCGTGCGGGACAAGAGACCGGTCTTATGGTTTGCCCAGAATGTGACGATGAAGACAACCCACAGCTTCTGTTGGGGCGCGTTCGGTTTGAAGACCCGCAAGCCCTCCGCAATCCACGTCCGGATATTGCACAGAATGTCAGCCGCGCACTGTCGAGCTTCGATCCCGTAGGATCTGGCCAGATTAATAACGGGCAGAAGGCTGGTTTTCTTTTGAAGTCTGACGTTGGGCTAGTGACGGTGACGACATGAACCTCACGAAACTAAAACAGCTTATCCAAGACTACTGCGATAACTCCGAGACCACGTTTGTTGCGGATCTCGATGACATCATTAAACAAGCTGAAGAGCGTATACTGCGTCTCGTTACAATTCCCGACTTCCGGAAGAACGTGACGGGCAACGTATTAGCTGCAAATCGGTTTCTGGATATGCCAAACGACTTGCTTGCTGTTTTATCATTCAGCGTCACGTCGGGCAGCACCAAGTCTTTCATGCTCCAAAAGGACGTTAACTTTTTGGATGAAGCATTCCCCGCATCCGAGACGGGACTGCCTCGGTTCTACGGTTTGTTTAACGACGAAAGCTTTGTTCTCGCACCAGTGCCCGATCAAAACTACTCGTCGGAACTGCACTACCGCGCCAAGCCAGAATCTATTACCGCTGCTTCGAGCGGTACTTCGTGGCTCGGAGACAATGCAGAGAACGCGCTTTTATACGGAAGCCTCGTTGAAGCTTACACGTTTATGAAAGGCGAGGCAGATTTGCTTCAGCTTTATGAAGCCAGATTCCAAGAAAGCGTTGAACGGTTGAGGAATTTGGGAAGTGGACTCGACACACGGGATGATTATCGAAACGGTCAGTTGAGGATGCCAGCATCGTGAGTGACTCCATTTTACAACTTGGTTCAGTCGGGGTGGTCACCACCACAAATGGTGGGCTTCCGCCAGAGTATTGGGCCAAGCGGGCAGCAGAACAAATTATAAGCGTCGGTGATCAAGCACCAGCGCCACTTCGAGAACAGGCACATGCATATAAAGAGCGGATCGAGTCTGTTGTCCTCCATTACATGCAACAAGCAATCCGCTCACAGGAGATACCCTAATGGCTTTTTCCGGTTCAGCCCTATGCACGTCCTTCAAGCAAGAGATCCTCGTAGGCACGCACAACTTCACCGCATCAAGCGGTAATACTTTCAAGCTCGCACTGTATACAAACTCAGCTTCTCCAACGGCTGCTACGACTGCTTACTCAACAAGTAATGAAGTGAGCGGAACGGGGTACAGTGCTGGAGGTGGAACGCTTACAAGCGTTACGCCAACAACAAGCGGCACGACCGCTTTTTGTGACTTTGCGGATTTGACGTTCTCAAGTTCTTCGATAACTGCACGCGGTGCGATTATCTACAACTCAAGTGCAAGCGACAAAGCGGTTGCCGTTCTCGACTTCGGTTCGGATAAAACCTCTTCGGCGGGCGACTTCACTGTTAGCTTCCCGACTGCTGACGCCTCGAACGCGATTATCCGCCTCGCCTAACGATGCCAACCTTAGTCGGCTGGGGGCGCTCAACTTGGAACGCGGGGTCATATGGCTCTGACATCGAGCAAGTCGATGTAAGCGGGGTAGCGTCAACAACGGCATTAGGTTCGGCAACAGTTACGGGCACGGCAGTTGTATCTCCAACTGGTTTGTCTTCAACGACAGCCGTTGGATCTACGAGCGTCACTCAAGGTTCTGGCGTCACCGTCAGCCCGACCGGCATTTCGTCAACAACGGCGGTTGGCTCGGTCACAATCAACTTGGCCCCGGTTGTTGCACCAACGGGAGTTTCATCAACCGCATCTGTCGGTGATGCAAATGCAAGGGCTGGTTTCGTTGTAGATGTTACCGGTGTGTCGTCCAGCGGTGGAGTTGGTTCGCCAACGATTTCAGAGGGAACGGGCGTAACTGTATCTCCTAGCGGGATCGCTTCTACCACCGCAATCGGCAGCGCAACGTCTGGGGCCGGAACAACTTTCACTGCTGTGGATGTCGTATCTGAAACCGCAGTCGGAACCGTTTCAATTACAGCAATCGCGAATGTATCGCTAACCGGTGTCTCAAGCACAACGGCTGTAGGCACAACAAACATATGGGGACTGCTTGATACGAGCGCCTCGACAACTTGGACGCCGATAGCAGCGTAGGGAACTCAGATGCCATCAACTTATGTAAACAATCTTCGACTGGAAGAGATAGCGACCGGAGAAGCTTCCGGTACGTGGGGCACCAAAACAAACACCTCCCTCGAATTGATTGGTGAGGCGCTTGGTCGAGGCACAGAAAATCTTGGCAGTGACGCTGATACGACGATTACCATTGCTGACGGTGCGGCAGATGCTGCACGGGCGATGTACCTCAAGATAACGTCCACGTCCTTATCAACCACGCGCACTGTTACCCTTGCTCCCAATACAGTTTCCAAACTCTGGTTTATTGAAAACGCAACGACCGGCAGTCAGTCGATCAACATCAGCCAAGGCAGTGGTGCCAATGTCACCATTGCGAACGGCAAGACGGCACTGATCGCGACGGACGGTGCTGGGTCTGGCGCGGCTGTAGTCGATGTCTTCGCTGCGCTCGCAGCCGGATCTTTAACCCTCGGTACGGCGCTACCCGTCGCGAGCGGCGGAACGGCCAGTACATCGGCCAGTGCGGCGCGAACGGCCTTGGGTGTTGTGATTGGTTCTGACGTGGCGGCGTTTAATGCAGATACGCTATTTGCGGATGTCAGTGACAATTTAACCGCTGGCTTCAGCAGCGACATCGAAGCTATCGGCAACAGCGGAACCGGTACTCAAACATTAGAGATTGCCACCGCCAAAGAGAATCTCAAAACGCTTACCATAAACGGAAGCTTTACGC